GAGAAAATGAACAAGCGATTTGACTTGATCAACTGGAAAATTCGATGGGAACCCGAAACCGACGAAAACCCACCTAAAACCCCGGTTTTTGAGGGGATTTTACCCGAAAAAACGCCTATTTGAAGGCATTTTCGAGGGAATATAAATATGTGTGAGGAGGTTCGTATGGACGATAAGTTTCAAGAACATGAAGAGGCACTTGAGGAATTCGCGCAACGAAAGCTCGACGGTGCGTTTATGGACCTCCACGAAGAATTAGAGCGCATTGAAGCACAGGTTGACAGTGAAGCATCAAGAATCCTCATGAGGTGGGTCCGAGACGCGGTGTTGCGCGTGGCTGAATCTGCCAGAGAATGAATAACCATGCCAACATATGATTATGTCTGCCAAGAATGCAAGCATCACTTTGAATTGATCACTAAGATCGATAACCGCAAAGATGCCGAGGAGGAGCCCTGTCCTAATTGCACAGCGCCAGCTGTCGAATTGGTCATGAGTGCACCCGCAATAGGTGATCCCGTTCGTTTAGGTATTACACGGCCCGACGGGGGATTCAGTGAAGTGCTCCAAAAGATTCATAAGAGTAATCGTGGCTCCCAACTACATAACAGTAGGTACATCTAACCCCTCACCATTACGCACCCTCTCCCTACCCGAGCAGGTAAAATCACCTGGTTGGGAATTTTGCACACCTCTAAGCAGAGTGTCGCATGTCGCATCCGCGCAAGAAGCCCTTTCTGGTGCTAGACACCGAACTTTCACCCCCACACGCTGAATCAAAGCACAAAATCAAGCTGGCCGATCTCAAACAAATCATTCCCCTCACACACAATCAGGAGACATTCTTTCACCTCTATCGCAAAGGAAATCCTGCTATTCTCGTTCATGGCGTTGCTGGGTCGGGAAAGACCTACCTCGCTCTCTACAATGCGTTTCATGAGATCCTGCAATCTAACATCAACTATCAGAAGGTTGTCATTGTACGATCTGCCGTAGCTTCTCGAGACATCGGGCACCTGCCCGGCAACGAAAAAGAAAAGACAGAAGTGTACGTCCGGCCATATCGGGATATCTGTGCGGATCTTTTCCCTCGCTTCGGCGAGCGCTCGTTCAACAAATTGAAGGAACAGAACCTTGTGGAATTCATGGTCACCTCGTTTATTCGAGGATTGACGTTGGACAATGCTATTGTGATTGTCGATGAGTGTCAGAATATGTCCGATATGGAATTGAACACTATTATGACCCGCATCGGGCAAAACAGCAAAATCATTTTCTGCGGCGATTTCCGCCAAACGGATCTCACCAGAAAGTACGATGCCTCGGGGTTCCAAAAGTTCATGAACATTATTGGTCATATGCCCACTTTTCGACAGGTTGAATTTGGTGTGTGCGACATTCAGCGCTCCTACATCGTCAAAGAGTACATCATGGCTCGGATGGAAGTGGAGGATATGGCGATCACTGGTTGACAAATGGGGCCCATCTGATTATGTTTCATCATGAGAATATTTACGCACGTACCAACACAACTAGAGCACCTCCCCAAAATCACCAACCAAAACGGTGATCGAGTTTATCAAGTGGGGAAGCTGTACTATCCTTCTGTCACTACTGTATTGTCCCAGCACACGCGCAAGGGAATTCAGGAGTGGCAGGAGCGTGTAGGGTACGAGGAAGCTAAGAAGATCTCGAGTCGCGCTGCGGCAAACGGAACGCGATTCCACACGCACGTTGAACAATACCTCAAGAATAACCAAACACTTGCTATGTCATTGATTGAAGTCGAAAGGCTTTCTCTCTTTGAACCCTACCTGTACAAGATCGATAACATCCGCGCTCAAGAAGCTACGTTGTATTCTGACCACCTACGGCTTGCCGGAACGGTCGACTGTATTGCAGAATACGATGGAAAGCTGAGCGTCGTCGACTTCAAGACATCGGCTCGAGAGAAAGAGCTGGCCTACGTGCAGCACTACTTCATGCAGGCCGCTGCGTATGCGATCATGTTTGAAGAGCGCACTGGCGTTCCTATTTCGAATTTGGTGGTTTTGGTGTCTGTCGCAGACGGCTTGGTGCAGGAGTTCACCAGCAAGCGCGACAAGCATGTGAAGGACCTTCTGTTCTACCGCGACCAATATGAGGCACACAACCAATGAATAAGTTACCCATGACCTGGGACGAGATGGAAGCTATTCCTACCTGGCCCACAGAGCTTCCCAAAGAGACCTATATGTACACGACCGACCATGCTGTGTGGATCAAGGATATGGAGGAATACAATCGTTTGTATCCGAGTAGCTGGGTGTTCTTCGGCCCTAGTGAACTATTAACGGAACATCGCTCGTTTGCCCTTCGTCCCGCGATCCTCATTGAAGGGAAATCGGTTGTGATGGTTACCGCCAAGTATGAGATATTGGCTGATGCAGCAGCGGCAATCACGGATGATACTGTCGTCTACTCCTTCATGGGGCAGGTTTCAATGCGGACAGGAATCGTGACGTATTACGTTCGCAGCGCACCGTATCCCAAATGAGAAGCATCTTCCGTTGGATTCGTTGCAAGGTGCAAGCTCGATGTTATACCTGCAATCTCAAGCTCATTGATTGGGGTGCGTATGCTCCTAGCGGTAACGTCTTTTGTCCTGACTGTGACTTGCACCTCTATGACGGAACAATTTCATTCTATGGAGAGAAACACAAATGATTACAGCTACACGATACCACGACATTTCAACTGGCCATCGTGTCTTCGGACATGAGAGCAAGTGCAAGCACCTGCATGGTCACAACTATCGCGTTCACTTCACGATTGGGTGCGATGAACTCGATTCCGTAGGTCGCGTTCTCGACTTCGGTGCCATCAAGGAACACCTTTGTATGTGGCTGGAGAACGAATGGGATCACAAGTTCTTGTTATGGGAAGAGGATCCGCTGGTCAATGTACTTCGAGCCAACGATCCTGACGGGTTGGTATCTGTTCCGTTCAATCCAACTGCCGAGAACATGGCGCAGTATCTGGTTGAAGTGATCGGCCCCAAGGTGCTTCCAGATCATGTGATGCTCGTTGAATGCCTGATCGAAGAGACACGGAAGTGCAGCGTCGCGTTCAAGTTGGAGCTGCCTCGCTCAGCGGCGCCGTTCGGTCTTCCGATTCCATCGCTCGAGGACCTTACTCAGGTCGCAGGACCGATATTGAACCCAGTCAAATTGAAGCGAATGTCTACGGCGGCACTGGGATAAATACAAAGTAGGATGATAGTATATTGCCCGTGTTGAAAAGCAGTTCGGACGTGGGTTCGACACCCACCGCCTCCACTCATGGGGGCGACTTGGATTCGACGGATTGGATTAGTATACAAGGGAGCTATCCGATAGGCGACTGCCGTAAGCAGAGCAAAAACACTAAAGGGCACAGAAGATATGCCTCTCGCACTAGCTGCTTAAGTAGCTGATGCCGGGTTCGGAGGAGCCTGGGAACAGAAATCCTCCATCCCACATCATTGGAGTTCACATGATTGATGAAGATATCCCCAAACTTACCAACGAGTTCTTGATCACAAAGGGCGAGTTCAATTCCCCGGAAGAGTTTTCTGTGTTCATTGAACGTGACGCAAAGAAGAGACGCATCAGCCACATGGATGCGATATTGGACTATTGCGAAGGGAAAGACGTTGAACCCGCCTCACTCGCAAAGTCTGTTACTGGCTCATTGAAGCAGAAGATGCAAGCTGAAGCCGAAGACCTTAACCTCCTGAAAGTGAAGAGCACCAAGCTCCCATCATGACTATATTCGAAGCAATGAAAAGGTATCGAGCGATGACACGACCAAAACAACTTGAAATTGAGTCTCAATTCTCCGAAGAGCTTTTCAAGAAATGTCTAGCGGGCATTGAAAAACTCGGGTATAGGAGACCACTCTATATTATTCCACAGCGGGCAAGATATGACAACGTTCGAATCGTACAAGACGTACCTGGCACTGAGACTTCACTTCACGACGAAGTACGACATTCGAAAGACGAAGGGTCATGTGAAAGCCTCGACCGCGTCGCTGGACAAGAACCCAAAGCTCCAGTTTGAGTTGCAGAAGCTGAAGCGTAAGTACAATCAGCGCGACTTCATCAACTATCTGGTAGCGAACTTCGTGAGCGGTGACAAGTATGGTGGCGTCTACAATCCAGACGCAGAGCATATTTACTTGGATTGGCAGGCAATTCAAGATGGCTTGTCATATAAATACAAGCAAGATCTTATCGCATTACGTGAATTGGGACCATTACAGGATTTGTGGGATTGCAAGAACGGGCATCCGATTTTGCTCAAGCGATACTTTGGCAAAACGACTTTGCTCGAGACCCTTGTTATTTTGCAAAAACTGTATAGATTTCGTTATGAGGTTGATGTACAGATTCCCCACGACCCAGTATGGGAATCGGTCTCTACTTTGATTAACAAGTATTCTCCGTTTGTCAAGATTGACAAACTCGCGTTCACTAAAATCACAGAGGAGGTAATGGGCAATGAGACGGCTCCCCGATCCGTGGAATGATGATGAGGATTACGAACGCTGGGATTTGGCAGCGTTCAGAGAGCCAACGCCGATGAAAAGATATGACGACGAAAGGGATTCCGAGCAGTACGAGTTCGAGTTTGATGATGATGGATATGATGACTATTTGTTCTGGGTAAAGTAGCACATACTGTAGGATACCGCAGGTCACACAACACCATACACCGTAATACGAAGGAGAGTATCAAATGTCTGTAACCAGCCTTTCTGATCTTCGCAAGAGTCGGGGCAACCTCGACGAGTTGATGGCAGCAGCCGAGAAGATCAACACCACCAAAAGCTATGACGATGACCGTTTCTGGCAACCCACTGTCGATAAGGCAGGGAATGGGACTGCAGTGATTCGGTTCCTCCCGCAAACCAAGGATGAGGATCTCCCATGGGTGCGGCTATGGTCGCATGGCTTTAAGGGTCCCACAGGGAAGTGGTACATCGAGAATTCGTTGACCACCCTCAACAAGCCTGATCCCGTTTCTGAGTTGAACTCGGAATTGTGGAACACCGGGCTTGACAGCAACAAAAAGATCGCGTCTGCCCAGAAGCGTAAGCTGAACTACATCTCGAACGTGTTGGTCATTTCTGATCCTGCGCGGCCTGAGAATGAGGGCAAGGTCTTCCTGTACAAGTACGGCAAGAAGATCTTTGACAAGATCAACGAACTCATGCATCCGCCCGAAGGGGCACAGTATGAGTCCATCAATCCGTTTGATTTCTGGACAGGTTCGAACTTCCGCTTGAAGATTTCACAAGTGGAGGGGTTCCGCAACTACGACAAGAGCACGTTTGAAGTCAAGCTGGTTGACGGCGAGCCTGTGCCGACGACTTCGCCGATTGCGAAGACGGACGCAGCAATCGAAGAGATTTGGGGAATGGAATTTTCGCTGGGTGAGTTTGTGGCGGAAACGAACTTCAAATCGTATGACGAGCTGAAGAAGAAGCTCGATCAAGTGTTGGGAACCACGACCGCGACTCGGACGCCTGAGGCGAAAGCCAAGGTAGAAGAGAAGATGGCGGAGGAGCCTGTGGAAGAAGCACCCGAGCCAAAGGCAACGCCTTCGAAGGCGCCGAAGTCAGCTGTGGTTGAATCTGATGATGAAGAGGACACGGTAGGCTATTTCACAAGCCTTACGGAGGAAGATGACTGACCTCTGACAGGGTCTGTACGATGATTGGAGGGGCCGAAAGGCCCCTCTTTTCATTTACAATACCCGAGTTTCACGCTTGTCTTGAAATCGTAGGAAGGAATTGTCAGTGGGACGTATGCCGGGGAAAAAGTTCTCGAATGGGTTATTATCTTTCGTTCCTGTGGAAGAGTTTGTTGTATTGTTGATTATTGTGGGCGGAACCATTGCCGCATCTTTTTCATCTTGGATTTGTTCTGCTTTGTCTTTTGCGTTTTCAATAGCTGTACCCATTTCAAGATTCTTTCGCCTCACTTCAATTTGTTCAGCTTTAGTCGCATTGGCACGCCGCCAATCTGCATAGCTAGCATATCCTCGATCATGCGCTGCCTTTTCTTGATTTCTAATGGCTGCTTTCTCTTCTTTGGATTTGCCGATTGCATAGTTCCACGTATCGGCAAGATTTCCTGAACCGCCTTCTGTTATACTTGTGTTGAATATTTTATCACCCGCATAAAGTCCTGCAGCCAATCCCCCAACGACAGCTCCACCAGTAGCTAATGCACCCAATCCCGCAGATGCAGCGGCTGTACCACCTCCAGCAACTGCGGCGGCACCACCTGCTCCTGCAGCACCTGCAGCACCTGCAGCGCCCCCTGTTCCTGCA